GTAGATACTCAAACACGAACAAGCAATCGACCTACACGGATTTTAAGTGGGCAGCTAACCAACTAAAAGTCGCTCATAAATTCAAATTCAATGAATCCTTACCTGAGATAACTGTCAAGGAGACAGGACAAAAGATTCTCTTTCGTGGTTTGGATGATGAACTTAAAATCACATCTATCACAGTGGATGTAGGCATCTTATGCTGGGCATGGTTCGAGGAAGCGTATCAAATCGAAACCGAAGACAAGTTCAGTACAGTAGTCGAGTCTATCCGTGGTAGCTTAGATGTGCCTGATTTCTTTAAACAAATCACAGTCACGTTTAACCCGTGGAATGAGAGGCATTGGCTCAAACGCGTTTTCTTTGACGAAGAAACTAGACGGGCTGACACACTCTCGATGACGACTACCTATCGATGCAACGAGTGGCTGGATGAAGTCGATATCAAACGTTATGAGGATTTGTATCACACGAATCCAAGGCGTGCGAGAATCGTCTGCGACGGTGAATGGGGTGTTGCTGAAGGTCTAATCTACAACAACGTAACTGTCAAGGAATTTGATAAAGACGAGTTGTTACAAAATCCTGATAACAAACTATGTGTCGGACTTGACTTTGGTTTTACTCACGATCCAACTGCTTTGTGTTGCTCTCTTATAAACGATACGACAAAAGAGATACATATCTTTGATGAAGCGTATAGAGTCGGCCTGATAACGAAAGAGGTCGCTAAGATGATAAAAGATAAAGGATATCATCGCTCTACGATCATCGCAGATAGTGCAGAGTCACGACTAATCGAAGAGCTCAGGTCAGAGCATGGCATATCTCGCATAAAAGAGAGTAGGAAAGGAAAGGATAGTATCATGGCAGGCGTGTCCAAATTACAAGGATACGCTATTTATGTGCATCCAAGTTGTGAACATATCATGGATGAATTTTATAGCTATTGTTATCAACGTGATAAAGAAGGTAATTGGTTGAACAAGCCAGAAGATAAGAATAACCACTTGATGGACGCATTACGATACAGTCTTCAATGTATTGAAGGTGTCAAAGCTACTGTCCGCAGACGGTCAGATTTTGGCTTATAGAAAGGAATTAAATGTATCAGATTTTAACTTATCCGAGAGAGGGATATGACGAAACAGCTTTGAACAAGGAATTGATCTACAAGCTGATTCAAAAGCATGCACAAGAACGAACTTGCTTGCGAGATTTGAAGAAATATTATTTAGGCGAACATGCTATTTTAAACCATGAGCGACGAAACAAGAATGCTCCAAACTTTAAAACGGTAGCCAATCATGCGAAGGATATTGCAGACACGGCCACAGGTTACTTCATGGGCAACGCTATCAAGTATAATAACACGGCGGATGGTGATATTGAATCTTTGCTTGTGGCGTTTGATGGTGCAGAAATCGACCAGGTAGACACGCAGAATGCATTGAACATGTCTATCTACGGACGTGCTTACGAGTACATCTATGCCAAAGAAGGATTGACTGAACTCGATTCTACTAGCGTAGATCCCGAGAATGTATTCTTGGTTTATGATGATAGTATTGAACGCAAGGTTCTCTTTGCGGTTTATTATTACGGAATCAAGGATGATACAAAAGATGCTACTAAGTATCAAGCTGAAGTCTTTACTCAAAATCTGCACTATCGCATTGTGCTGCGTGATTCAAGCACAGGAACAACACAGGATGAACAAGTAGAACCTCATAATCTTGGTCAGGTTCCGATTATCGAATATCGAAACAACCACTTTGCAATTGGTGATTATGAACAACAGATTAGCTTGATTGATGCTTACAACTCGTTGATGGGTAATCGTGTCAATGACAAAGAACAAGCAGTCGAGTCTATTCTCGTATTGTACGGTGCGCAGTTAGCTGATAACCCGGAAGATGCCAGAGAAGCAATGAGCATCCTTGCTGAAGAAGGACTTTTGGAGTTGCCAACAGATGCCAAAGCTGATTTCTTGAAGAATGCCCTGGACGAGAACGCTACTGAAATCTTGCGCAAGGCATTGAAGGAAGACATCTACACATTCAGCCATGTGCCGAATCTGACAGATGAAAACTTTGCAGGTAATAGCTCGGGCGTAGCCATGGAATTTAAGCTGCTAGGTCTTGAGATGATTACTAAGACCAAGGAAGCGAATTACAAACGTGGTATTCGTCAACGTATCAGCATTTTTGCTCATTATTTAGGTATGCAGCAGATTGCTTTTGAGGCACACTCAATCGTGCCACAATTTAGCCGTGGATTGCCTAAGAACTTGCTTGAATTGTCACAGGTTATCAATAATCTGGAAGGTAAGGTGTCGCTTCGTCAGCTTATTTCTCTTTTGCCATTCGTTGAAGATCCTGACGCTGAATTGGAAGACCTCGAAGAAGAGAAAGAAAAAAACATGGAACGTGTGCCATTCTTTAATCAGGCAAACACGAAGCCGGACGAAGAGGTGACGGATGAAGAACCAGGACTATTGGACCAAGAGGAAGGCTAATCTCATCTATGAGCAGATGGACAAGGCAGAGAAGCAAGCAGACAAGTTTGATAAAGTCTACAAAGAGTCAAAAGCTTATTTAGATAAACAAATCAACAAGATCTTTGACAAGTTTCAACGTGATTACGGTTTGAGTGAGCGTGATGCTCGTCATGTTTTGAAAAACACGAAGGACCAAAAAGACCTGAATGAACTTCGCAAAGTTCTTGAAGCAAGACCGGACGACCCGAATATTCAAAGGTTACTGGCTGATTTGGACAGTCCGGCTTACGCTTATCGCATGAAACGACTTGAACGGTTAAGCGCTGACTTGGATTCGATGCGTGAGTCTATCTATCATTCTGAGAAGAAAGGCTCAGATGCCTTTTACAGCGACTTGATGAAGGATAGCTATTACAAGGCTACTTTTGACTTGCAGCAGCAAACAGGACTTGCTTATAGCTTCTCCGACTTACCTGAAACAGAAATCAAACGTCTACAAGGTCTAAAATGGACGGGAGAGGCCTATTCGGACAGAATATGGTCAAATACTGGGGAGCTCGCTTCAAGTGTGAAAGATGAGCTTTTGGTAAGCCTTATGACTGGCCGAAGTGTAAGAGATACATCTCAAGCAATCGCTGAACGTTTTGAGGTTGGTCAAAACAAAGCTAGGCGCTTGGTTCGCACTGAGTCAGCGTTCTTCCATAATCAAATGGAACTGCTCAGTTATGAAGATGCCGAGATTACAAAGTATAAATTCGTAGCAGTCTTAGACAAGCGCACGTCTCACATTTGCCAGGAGCACGACAACAAGGTTTACGATACGGACAAGGCTGTACCTGGTGTCAACTACCCACCTTTACATCCATGGTGTCGGTCTACAACCATCGCACACGATGATGATATCGACTACAGCAAGTTAGAACGCAGGGCTAGAAATCCTGAAACAGGAAAGGTCGAGTACGTACCTGCTGATATGAGTTATAAAGAGTGGTATAGCAAGTATGTTGTCAAAGATGAAAAAGAACAAAAGAACGCTTTTATGGATTCGTTTTCAAATGGATTAGATTTAAAACAAAAAACTCTTTCTAATTTTGACCATCATGCTAGAAAGTGGTATAATGATTACGTAGAAAAGCAATTATCTTTTGAAGATATAGAGTTGGCCAGCAATAAGATTAAAGATGTTTTAGAAAACAGCGAATTATCTATGCGCTTCAAATCTGAAAACATAGATAAACTGATAGATTCAACTAGAATTTTGAATCAGTTCGAAACAGGAACAAGCGGTGGTACTGTAAACTTGAAGTATCGTCGCCAAGCAAATGAACAGCTTTTTGGTTTACAAGGGAAAAGGTTGAAGAAACATGACTATGAAAAGTATGGTTACTTCGGAAATAAAGACCCTTATGAAGATTTTCTATACAATTCAAAAAGCTGGGGTGGCGTTTCGCAATATGGAGATGTAATTGTTCGTTTTTCTAAAGATAAAATGTTATCAAGAACAACGTTCACTATAAACAATAGTTTGGGTCCTGCTGTCTACAAGGATTTAGTTGCGGATAACCCTAATTCGCCTCATCTTTTAAGTATTGACAAAAATTATTTACAAGATTATGTCGAACTTTTGAAAAATAAAAATGCAAGAACGCCTGAAGAGTTAACAAAAACGTTAGGAATCAGATATATTGAGGCTCAATTCCATGGGGATGTTGGATTGACGGATATCTCCAGTATGTACTTCACTAATAAAATACCAAATAACAATCAAATCAATGCGTTGAAGTCATATGGGATTGATGTTTTCGTGAAAGAGGGTGAAAAATTTGTTCGAGTTGAATAAAATATTAGGAATAGATGATAGTCGTAACAACATTCTAGTTACACTAACAGACGGTCGCTGCGCTCTTGTAGATGTAAATCGAAGAGGTTTTGTTGTAGAAATTCTATTAGATTCTTTTTACAAATGGATGAGTTTTTCAGATGATTTCACTGAAGAAGATGTTAGTAACGTCAAGGCTATTTTAGCAACCCCAGAAGGTATTGGATATGGTCCACTTGCTGAAGAGTATGTAATCAATCCAAAAATAAAACGCGACTTTGATGAAATGAAAAAAGAAATCGGCTATGAATATTAAGCACCTAGAAAAATCTAAGTGCTTTTTTCGTGCTCAGAAAGGAGGAGCTAATGTTTATTTGGGAATGGGTGCTAATAGCACTAGGTTGGTTAGTATTCTTGATGGTTATAGCATTTTGCTTATCGCTCACAAGAAACCTAATCGATGAGCTCAAGAAAAGAAAGTAGGTGATCCAACATCTTGACTGGCAGGAATAGACTGCTATAAATCACTGTAAATTGCTATAAACCGTGTCAGATTTGATGCGGTTTTTATATTGTCCGAGCATTGATGACAAAAAAAGCCATGGAATTATACAGTCGGGGACGACTTTAAAAATAGGAGGTTCGTAATGAACGAAGAAACACAAACGGTCGAAACGGTTGAAGAACAAAAGGTACCTGCAGAACCTACTATCGAAACCCAACCGCAAGACGAGAAGAAGTACACAGATGCAGAAGTTGATGCCATCATCGACAAGAAATTTGCTAAGTGGAAAACAGAGCAAGAAGCCAAGGAAACCGAAGCTAAAAAACTTGCCAAGATGAACGCTGATGAGAAACAACAATATCAGTTAGATCAGCGTGAGCAAGAACTAGCTAATCGTGAACAGGCGATTGCTCGTAAAGAATTGACCGCAGAAGCTAAAGCAATGTTAAGTGAACGTGGCTTACCAGTTGAATTAGTATCCGTGGTTGATTTGTCAAACGCTGAAGCTGTGACTGAATCAGTTGCAAGCATTCAGAAAACGTGGGAGGATGCAGTTCAGAAAGGTGTATCTGACCGAATGAAAGGTAGCGCACCTATCAAGACAGCGCCAACTAGTCAGCAAGAAGTTGTAGAAAAATGGAAAAAAGACTTTTTGTAATAAAAATAAAAAATGAGGTAAATATAAATGGCATTTGAATCAATTAACACAGCAGAATCACGCAAGCGTCATCTTGGAATTATTGAAGATGTTCTTGCGGTGAATTCATACGCAACACCACTCTTGACACCAAGTGAAGCAGTAACTCTTAACGGTCGCTCTTTCACAGTCGCAACTGGTGACACAACTGAGTTGAAAGACTACAAACGTAATCAAGAGAATGAATTTGACAACGTTGAAACTGAAGAAAAGGTCTACACTCTTGAAGAAGAAAAATACTGGGGACGTTTCGTTGACCAATTAGACGAACGTGACTCAAACGGTCAAGTAAACATCGAATATGTAATCGCTCGTCAAGCTGCTAAAGTAGTAGCTCCATATCTTGATGAACTACGTTTTGGTGCAGCACTTGGTAATGTAAGCGAAAATGTTGTTATGGGCAAAGAAAAAGGCGCAAACAACGCTTACAATGCAGTTCTTGATGTTTCTGAAAAATTGGATGAACTCGGAATCACTAAAGAACGCTTGCTCTTTGTCACTCCAAGCTTCTACAAGGCTATCAAATCTGAAATCGTACGCTTGCCACAAGGTGATGCTGATAAAAAAGTTCTTGGTAAAGGATATGTCGGTGAATTGGATGACTACACAGTCTACAAAGTACCTTCAAAATTCTTGCCAAACGTAAACGCTCTTGCAGCTGCACCTGGTGTCGTTACATCACCAATTCAAATTGACAACACTAAGTACAACGACAACGTGCCTGGTCGATTTGGTGAATTGGTAGAGCAATTGCTTTACACTGGAGCTTACGTCCTTGAACACTTCCAAAAATACATCATCACAATTGCAGATGCTAAACCTGCTTCTAAAGAATCAGCTCAAGGTAAAACAGTGAACCGTGCAAAAGCGTGGAAGTCTGGTTCAGGTTACAAAAAAGGCGACACAGTGACTCATGAAGATAAAGTCTATGTTGCTATCAAAGACATCACTGGATCAACCAACAAACCAGATTCTGACTCAGCTAACTGGAAGGTTAAATAACGAGGCCTGACCCATGAAAGTCAGAGTCAAGCAAGCGTTCAATGATTGGCAAGCTAATGTAGTTCGACAAGAGAACGAAATCTTTGAGATGACAGAAGGACGCTTTGACGAACTGTCGCACAATCTCAAGGAAGGGTTCTCGGTCGATATCGCAGATGTAGTTGAAGTCATTGACGAAGAAGAAACCGAAGCACAAGGAGACGAGACGACTCCTTTAGATTAGGAGGTCTTATGGAACTTGGAAAACTAAAAATATTAACAGGCGAGAGCGACGAAGCAGTCCTCTCGTCTTTGATTTTACGGGCAGAAAATATCATTTTATCAGAAACTAATCGAGACAATCTAATACCTGCGCTTGAAAGACTTATTCCGGAGCTTGTAATCGAGCTCTATAATCGTTCAGGAAGCGAGGGAGAGCAGTCAAGAAGCGAGGGCGGTATATCTGTTACCTACGGAGAAAACGGATTGTCTACGGGCATTTTACAACGTATTCGGATGCATCGTTTAGCGAGGGTGGCAGGCCATGTTTTTGAAAAAGAATAGACTGAAACCTTATAACCTCAAACGGTTCAAGAAAATCGTGACAGATGAGGGAATCGCTAAGGAAGGGTACACTGAAGCGGTCGAAGAAGTTCGGCTTGAATTATGGCCAGCGAGTAGCAAACTACAATCTGAGATTTACGGTGAACGCTTGAATGATATCCTTAATGCGAACGCGAGCAAGGATGCGAATATCAACGTCAAAGATGGCGTTTGTATCGAAAGCAAGACAGAAGTCACGCATCGGGTTATCTCAAAGAAAGTGTATAGCCAACATCAAGTATTGGAGTTAGAACGTGTCAGGTTTAATCGGAGCAGATAGCTTAATCGCTAAATGCCGTAAGCTCTACGGAGCGAGGACTAACGAGTTTGTAGGCCAAGCGGTCTTGCATGCTGGTAAGAAAATCGTTCAACCTGAGGCGAAACTCAGAGCGCCAGCGAATGAAGGCGAGTTGAGGAATAGCATCAGAGTACGGTTGAAAGTGAACGGCAACAAGATATCAAGCGAAATATTCACGAATTCAGACCACGGCGCATATGTCGAGCTTGGAACGGGTCCGAAAGGACTAGCAAATCATTCGGGTATATCGCCTGAAGTGAGCGTGTCTTATCGCTCTAGTCCATGGTACGTGCACGAAGACCAAATCAACGTAGGACCTTACCACTTTGCGAAAAGAGGTGAGTTCTATAAGATGTATGGTCAGCCAGCGCAACCTTACTTGTACCCCGCTTTGAAAGACAATCATGACCGTATATCAAGAAGTATTTCGAAATACATTAGTAGGAAGCTAAAGGAGCAGATATAATGATTAATATTAAACCCGTAATTTACAAAGAATTGCAGAAGGTCGCAGATAATGTGACTGATACTTACCCTGACGATTGGGAGAACTTCCCGGTCGTCATTTTTTTGGAAGAACAAAATAAACCAGGGGACTGGTTTGACGATAAAGAACAGAAGTCGAATATCCGCTACAAAGTTGATATATTCGACAAAGACAGTACAAGTAACTTAGCAGTTGAAATCAATAAGATTTTCGCATCGTTAGGATTGCGAAGAACTGACTGTCAAGACGTTCCAGATCCATCGCACTTGCGTCATAAGTTGATGAGATTTGAAGGCATCGTCGACCTAGATTCACAATTGGTTTATCAATACAGAATGGAGAATTAATACACATGTTAGCAAACGGAATTACGCTTTCTTATGGAACAGTTAAAGGAACTTACACAAAACTTGTAGGTCTTAAAGAAGTACCTGAATTTGGTATTGAACCTGAAAAGGTTGAAAATACCACCCTTGAAGATAAGGTAAAAAAATATGAATTCGGTATTGGCGATGCCGGGGAACTTGAATACAAATTTGCTTACAAAAACGACGAGGAAAATGCTCCTTATCGTATTTTGCGTAAAGCAGCAGATGAAAAGAAGAAACTCTTCTTTGAACAAGCATACCCAGACAAAACCAAGGTTCAATTTGAAGGACAGGTATCTGTCAAACTTGGCGGTGGTGGTGTGAACTCTGTTATTGAGTTTACTCTTAAAATCGCATTACAATCCGAACTTGAATTCACAGACGGAATTGGAGGTTAATTAAATGGCTCTACCATATACGACATGGAAGGTCAGCGAGGACAAGGAGTTAAAACTCCGACTCACTTCCTTGCAAGGGACTAAAGTTGAAGAAAAAATTGGAGCAAACTTGCTCAAGGTATTCATGCCTGAAGAAGGAGAAACTTTCACATTGCCTCCTTTGAAGGTGATGTTGCTCTTAACTCATGGAGCGCTTCAGAAATACGAACACGGTATTTCATTTGAAGATACATCTGACCTTTACGACGAGTATGTCGATAATGGTGGAGATCAAGCAACGTTCATGGCAGATGTTATCTTGCCATTACTCCAGGTTTCGGGTTTTATGCCAAGGGAGAAAACAAGCAAGAAGAAAGCTCCCAAGAAAACCAAACTGGAAGTAGTCGAGTAGAACAGACTACGGTCAATTCTATAACTGAAATAGTTGAGAGGCTTTACCCTATGTTTTTAGACATTGGGGGGGAGCCTCTCGTTTTTTGGGATTTAACGGTTCTTGAAATCAGAGACCTGATTGAAAGTTACAACCGTGTTAGGATCCAAAAACAAAAAGACAAAATTATTGAGTCGTACAGGCTTTCACAAATGATTGCTAATAATGTTTCCTTGTTGTTTTCAAACGATGCCAAGCCGCTTGAAGTTTGGGACTATGCGCCTGAATTATTCCAGGAAGAGAGAGACCAAGTCGAAAAAGCAAGGCAAGAACAAGAAATGAGGATGCACAAGGAACGCATGCGCATGTTTGCTGAAAGTCACAACAGGAAATTTAAGACGAAAGGAGAATAAATGGGAGTTACTCTTGATGAGCTCAAGGTAATGATTGATGCTGAAATTGCGCCTTTCAAAAACAAAATGAAAGAAGTAGAGAACAGGGTCAAAGATGCATCTGGCAAGGTGCAAGAGTCAACTAACAAAATCAAAACTCAGTCAGGATCTATGCTAGGCGTTTTTGGTAAATTAGCTAAATTCGCGGGTTTTGCTTATCTTGGCAAAAAGTTGCTTGATGTTGGTATGTATTCGACACAGATGGCTCTTGAGGTTACAGCTTCAATCAACCAAATTAAACGCCAAATGGGCGAGAGCTCGCAAACATTCTTAAAATGGGTTAACGATAACGCCAACGCTATGAATATGAGCGTAGGAGAGGCTACTAACTACGGTGCGGTTTATTCTAACCTTTTCTCTGGTTTTATTAAAGATTCAGGGAAATTAAGCGCCTATACTGCTAAGATGCTTCAGACATCCGCAGTCGTAGCAGAAGGTTCAGGTCGTAGCATTACAGACGTCATGGAGCGGATTCGCTCTGGTTTACTAGGGAACACCGAAGCAATTGAGGACCTAGGAATCAACGTTGGAGTTGCTATGATTGAGTCTACTGAAGCCTTTAAGAAGTTCGCAAACGGACAAAGCTGGCAACAGTTGGACTATCAAACCCAGCAACAAATCCGCCTTATGGCAATTTTGGAACAGGCAACTGCTAAGTATGGTACGACCTTGTCTCAGTCAGTTAACGGGCGCATTAGCTTGTTTAAATCATTACTGAAAGATGCCGCACTTAACGTAGGGAATGCATTCCTACCAATCGTTAACGCAGTCATGCCAGTCTTGAACTCATTTGCTATGGTATTGAAGAATGTAACTGCTAAATTAGCTGAATTCATCGCTTTGATGTTCAATAAGAAAGCGACCGTAAAAGACGGTGGTGTAGCTGGAGCAGTTAATGACATGAATGGTTCATTGCAAGATGCAGCAGGCGGTGCAGGCGACCTAGCAGATGCCATGGGTGACGCAGATGATGCTTCAGGTGGTATGGCCGATAACCTCGACGACACAGCCAAGTCAGCTAAAAAAGCCGTTAAGGAGTTGCTAGGCTTAATGGGATTTGATGAAATCAACCTATTAGGTAAGAAAGACGATTCTGGCGATGATGATGGTGCTGGAAAAGGCAAAGGCGGAGGCGGTGGAGGCAAAGGCAAGAAAGGCAAGGGGGGCGGTGGCGCACCTTTCAAGGATATCTTGCCAGAAGTTGCTCTTACCGATATGGATAACCAATTCAAGAGCATTTTTGACGGTCTTGGAGATAAGCTGAAAGGACTAACAAGCCTCTTTAGCAAAGGGTTCACTGCTGCATTCAGAGCTGAAGGTTTAGAACGTATCAAGATCGGTCTTGGTCAAATCAAGACGACGCTTGAAGAAATTGCTACTGATCCACGGGTAGTTAATGCCTTCAATGGCATGACTAAGAAAATCGCTTATGCACTAGGGCAGATTGCGGGTTCTATCGGTACGGTCGGAGTTGGTATCGGTGTTTTCCTTGCTGAAAGCATCGCAAATGGTCTAGGACGCCAAAAAGAGCGCATCATTCGCGCTCTGGTGGCAGAATTTGAGAACACGGGCAATATGTTTGCCTCAGCCGGAAACATCGCTCAAGCGTTCGCAGACGGCTTCTATGATGTCATTACATCGACTGGTGCTATTCGTATCGGAAGTTCGATTGTGTCGTCTATTTTAGCGATTCGTTCAAGTATTGTAGAGATTAGCTACAAGTTTGGTGGCGACCTTATGAAAGGTATCGAGCGAATTGTTACAGATAACATGCCTGGCATTGCTGAGATTTTCTCAAATACTTTGTCTGACATCGCTCCGATTTTCGAGAGTGCAGAACAAGCAATTAATGATATGGTCGACTCAATCAGCCGTGTGTATGATAATTATATTAGACCGTCGATTGAATCATCAACAAAGGCTATATCTGGTTTTGTTAGTGTATTTGTAAAAGGCTGGAATAATCATATCCAACCAGTCATCAAGAAAATCGGTCAAGGTTTCTCCGATACAATCGGTAAGCACATTTCACCATTGATTCAAAAGATCTTGGACATGGTCGCTAGCTTCCAAGAAATGTCACAAGTTATCAATGCTTATTTAGCACCAGTTATCAGCTTTATTGTTGACTTACTGATTAGAATCCTCGCTCCTGCCATTGAGTACATAGTAGAGGTTTTTCGTGTATTATTTAATACTGCTGCAGATATTTTGGGAGGAATAGCCGACTTCCTCAAAGGTGTGTTTGATATTATCACGGGTATCCTTACCGGTGATATGAGCAAGATTTTCGATGGCTTCACCGAAACGGGCGATGCTATCATGAGCGTCTTGTCTGCAATCTTATCTGGATTGTTAGATTTGACAGTAGCAGCTTTGAAAGTTATCTGGGATACGATTGTAGCAATCTTCCAAGGAATTTGGGATGGTATTGTGGCTATCTTCACACCTCTCGGAGAATGGTTCGCTGGCGTGTTTCAAGCTGCATGGGATGGAATTGTTGCCATTTTCACGGATTTGGCAACATGGTTCGGTGACCGCTGGGCGGAAGTGAAAACTGCACTTTCAAACATCGGCACCTGGTTCACAGATATGTTCCAGAAAGCTTGGAATGGGCTTACTGGTATATTTGCTAATATCGGCACTTGGTTCGGCGAAAGATGGAACGACGTCACGAATGCACTTGCTAACGTAGCTACTTGGTTTGGAAGTATCTTCTCAAGCGCCTACAACGCAGTTACAAATGCGTTTAGTTCGATTGGTAGCTTCTTCAGTGGCGTTTGGTCAACTGTCAAGAGCATCTTTGTTAACGCAGGTCAAGCAGTCGGTAGTGCAGTAGGTGGAGCCTTTAGAAGCGCAGTTAACGCAGTGCTTGGAACGATTGAGAATGTAGTCAACGGCTTCATCAGCATGATCAATGGCGTTATTGGTATGATTAACAAAATCCCTGGCGTATCTCTTGGTGGGATTGGCTATGTCAGTCTTCCTCGTTTGGCTCGTGGTGGTATCGTTGACAGTCCTACTGTAGCTATGATTGGTGAGGCCGGTAAAGAGGTAGTTATGCCTCTTGAGAATACTGGTTTCTTACAAACCATGGGTCGTATCGTAGGCGGTGCAGTAGTCAACGCTCTAGGTGGTGGCTTGACACAATCTGGAGGATTTAGTGGCAATGGCGATATCGTGATCCAGATTGGTGGGCACGAATTTGGTCGTGTGGCCATCCAAGAAATCAATCGAGAACAAGAACGTGCAGGACAAGTCTTGCTTAACATTTAAAGGGAGGTAAAATGGCACGCTTAATTATTAACGGGGTGGCTGTTAAGCCTCCTAAATCTTTTCAAGTAGGTATTCAGGATATCGACGGAGAAACAGGGCGTAACGCAAACGGAGACATGGTGCGTGACCGTATCACGGTTAAACGTAAATTAGATTGTGAGTGGGGCATGCTGACTCAAGGTGAAATGAGCCAGATTTTAAATGCCGTAGCTCCTGAATTCTTTGCGGTGTCTTATCCGGATCCAATACATGGTCAAACAACAAAAACGTTCTACGTTGGTGATAGAACGGCTCCGAGTTATTCGTTTACAAACGAACTCAAACCTTGGTCTGGTGCTAAGTTCAATCTGATAGAAAGGTAGGTAGAACATGGATATATTCAGACGACAGAAATTCAATGAAGCGATGTTCGCTAAAAACCGTACTCTTGCTATCAGAGTAGGACAGTATCAATCAAGTGATATCAAAGAGGCTAGTTTTGATTATGGCTATATCAAAGGCGATACCTACAAGCCAGGGGGAACGTGCGCAGGTAGTGGTAAGATTACGTTCACAAGTATTATCACGACATTCAATAAGTTAGATAAGATTTACCCTGAAATCGGGCTTTTAGTCGACGGAACTTATGAATGGGTGAAGATGGGCGAATACTTTATCAATGATATTGAAATCGATCGAAATCGTAACACCACTACATTAGACCTCATGGACGGGATGTTTAAACTGAATCATGAGTATGTCACGGATTTGACGTTCCCAGCAGAAATCAGACAAGTCGTTAAAGAGATTTGTCTAAAAGCTGGCATAGAGCTAGCAAACGAAAATATGGATATCACATCCATGAACTATGCAATCGAGACGAAACCAAAAGAGAAAAACAAGACATTCAGAGATGTATTGAGCCTAGCTACTCAAATGCTCGGGATGTCTTGTTTCTTTAATCGAGAAGGGAAACTTGAAATCAAAGAGTTGACCGACTCAGGTATCGTGATTACCGCAGATAATTACTTCTTACACGGATTGACCAGAAGTGAAGTTGAGTATCAGATTGCTGGTATCACTTGTAAGAAAGATAAAGAAGGTCTGACTGTCGGAACTCGCACAGGTCGTTCACTTGAGATTGAAAATCCGTTTATGACTCAATCAATTTTGGATAATCTTTATCACAAAATCAAGGATATCAGGTACTATCCGTTTAGCCTGAATTATCAAGGGCATTTGTTACTTGATGTTGGTCAATGGGTGACCATCAAAACCAACAAGGGAGAAACGTTTAAATCTCCTGTA